GGCTCGCCCATGGTGATCGTGCCGGTCTTGTCCATGGCCAGTGCAGTGGTCTTGCCCGGTGCCTCAACATATGCACCACCCTTGATCAGCACCCCGGCCCGCGCAGAGGCGGTGAGTGCAGCGACGATGGAGACCGGTGTCGAGATGACCAGAGCACACGGGCAGGCGATCACCAGCAGCACGAGTGCATTGTAGAACCAATAATCCCAGGCCCCACCCAAAATGAGCGGCGGCAGCAGGGCAATTGCAATGGCGAGAGCCATGACGATAGGCGTGTAGATGCGGGCGAACTTCGCCACCCATTGCTCCACCGGCGCGCGGCGGGCATGGGCGTCGCCGACCATGCGGATGATCTTGGCCAAGACGGTGTCCGAGGCGGCCTTCGTGGCGCGCACCGTCAATGTGCCTTCGCCGTTGATCGTGCCGGCATAGACTTCGTCGCCTCGTTCCTTTGTGACCAGCGCACTCTCTCCGGTGATTGGCGCCTGATCGACCGCGCCCGCGCCGTCCGTCACCTCACCATCCAGCGGGATACGGTCGCCACCGCGTACTATGAAGCTTGCGCCTACGGCGACTTGAGCCGCCGGAACGTCGGCCTCGCTTCCGTCTTCGCGGATCACGCGCGCCGTCGGTGGTGCAAGATCCAAGAGCGCCGAGACCGCATTCCTTGCACGCCCGACGCTCCAGCTTTCGAGGTAGAGCGAGAGCGAGAAGAAGAACGCGACCGTCGCCGCCTCGAAGAATTCGCCAAGCCCGATGGCACCGGCCACGGCGACAACCATGAGCAGGTTCATGTCCGGCGACAGCCGCCGAGCGGACGACCATGCCTTGGGTGCCACGAGCCAGACACCGAACAGGATCGCAACCGCGAACAGCCCTGCCTCGACCAGCGGCATCGGCGCTTCGCCGTGCCCCGCGAAAAGGCCGAGCGCCCCGCCCATGCCGGTCTCGATGATGTGCCACAGGAATCCCGCGGCCCAGAAGCCGCCGCTGAGCGCCGTAAACAGCCGCTGTCGTGCAAGATGGGCCGCCTGGTCGACCGACGCGTTTTCGGCATCCCAGGGCTTGGCGGTCATGCCGGTGCTTGCCACCAGTTCTGCAACTTCGCCGTCCGATACCTGCATTGCGCTGTCGAGGATGGTCATCCGTCCATTGATCACGTCGAACGCGAGATGCTCCGCCCCGCCGATCTTCGGGCCGACCACCTTGTTCAGGATCGCGACCTCCTCGGCGCAATCGAGGCCTGAAACCTGAAAGCTGCGCCCGGCATACGGCGCGGGCGTCACTGGAGCGACGTCGCCACAGCTTCGACTGCCTTCGCAGCAGCCGTCGCCGGATGCCTGCGGAGCGTCGGTATCATCATGGCGGTGGATATCAGACGGCATGAACGGACCTCGGGATTCGGACAGTTCAGATCGACATAGCACCTACAGCAACTAGAGCTTCAAGTGAAAAATCGGTTGGTCTTCATGTCCTGTTTTTTGGTAGGACTGACAGCGGATTGCCCCGTTTTGGCGAGGCAGAAAGAAAATGCGAAAGGAAACTCAATGCAATCGATCATGCAAAAACGTAACGTGATGGTCCTGCCCACGTTAGGGTCAGGACTCGTTCTCGCGTCATAGCCAGAACATGACTGTTGCTGCGAGGGCGACGGCGGAGAGGAAGACCGTCGGGCACCTGTCGTAGCGGGTAGCAATCCGTCGCCAGTCCTTCAGTCGCCCGAACATGATCTCGATCCGGTTGCGGCGTTTGTAGCGGCGCTTGTCATGCTTGATTGGCTTGCCGCGTGACTTCCGGCCCGGGATGCAGGGCTTTATCCCCTTGTCTTTCAACGCCTCTCGGAACCAGTCGGCATCATAACCGCGGTCGGCCAGCAACCACTCCGCATTTGGCAGGCTGCCCAGCAGGGCCGCGGCGCCGGTGTAATCGCTTACCTGGCCGGCGGTCATGGAGAAGCGGAGAGGGCGCCCCTCGGCGTCGGTGACGGCATGCAGCTTGGTGTTCATGCCGCCCTTCGTTCGGCCGATCAGACGGCCGCGCAGGTCGCCGGGGCCCCCTTTTTCGACCGCAGGCTGGTCGCCGTGCGGTGCGCCTTCAAGTAAGTCGCGTCGATCATCACCGTCTTCGGAACAGCGGCCTCGGCGGCCAGGCCATCCATCATCCGGGCGAAGACCCCTTTGTCACTCCACCGCTTCCAGCGGTTGTAGAGGGTCTTGGGAGGGCCGTACTCCCTCGGCGCATCCCGCCACCGCAACCCGTTGCGATTGATGAAGATTATCCCGCTCAGCACGCGCCGGTCATCGACCCGCGGCTTGCCATGGCTCTTGGGAAAGAAGGGCTGGAGCCGCGCCATCTGCGCCTCCGTCAGCCAGAAAAGGTTGCTCATTGGTCAGTCTCCTTGCTGAGGCTGAATCATGCCGCAAGCCAATGATCAATGGGTCCTGACCCTAATGATGGACAACCTTTTGGAGGACTGGGGGCAGCCATTTTATCCAGTCGTCGAGTAGCGACGTCTGCCGGTCAACGCCATGCCCTCGACCCATCGCACACTCGCGCTTGCTCCCGCATCACCGCGTAGTCGCTCAGCATCTCAGCGATGACCGAACCTCCCGGCAGGAGGGCCAGCTCCTCCGCCGCCTGCACCTTGAACTCCCGGCCATACTCGACCACGGGCGGGCACGTCGCGAGCCTGCCGTCCTCAGAACGAACCGTCCCGCAGCCGGTCAGCGAGATCGCTGCGATCGCGAGGACGGCGAGCCGCCGCTTCCAGCATCCGACGTTGGACGTCATTGGCCTTCTCCATGGTTTCAAGGCGTTCCGCCAGCCGTCCCGCACGCTCGCCGGAGCGCCGAAGGGCCAGCAAGAACAGAAGGACGGCGAGTGCGATGGCCGCGTAATGCAGGGCCGCCCGGATCCACGGGGCGGCCGCGATCCCGGTGAACAGAGCGGCGATCATCGACGCCCCCGCTTCCAGTCATCAAGCCGCGCGTAGATCGTGACGGCAACGCCCGCGAGCGCTAAGGCGATGAACACCCAGCGCAGCGTATCGAGGTAGGGCACGAGCGGCAGGATCGCGGACTGGGTGTCCGTCAGGACGCTCTGCGCAACCTCGACACCCGCGGCGCCGAGCGTCGCCACACCGGCCGCGCCGCCACCCTTCATCGTGCGGCTGTCGGCCAGCACCTCGCGCGCCGGCAGCGTTTCCGCGGCAAACGCCGTCGCCCGAACCGGGAAGCGTTCGCCCCACTGCCGCGCAGGACCGAGATCAATGTGCATGAAGTCGGAGCGCGGGTAGAAACCGAACCCGAGGAAGCCGACCTCTCGCGCCGCCGCCTCAAAGGCGACCGGGTCGTGGTTCGCCATGGCGATGTCGAAGGCCGTGCCGTCCATGTGCGTCGAGCGTGGCGCGCCGCCGACGGCCCGGTTATGCGCCGGACTGCGGTAGGCCGAACGGACGATGAGGGGCTTGCCAAGCCGATCGCGCAGCGCCTGGAGCTTGTCGAGCGCATCTTCGTTGATCCGCAGGGAGCCGCTGCCTCGGCAGGCGATCTCGGCGGGGGAGAAATTCTTCCAGCGCCACGAGCGCTCGGGCACGTCGCGCCAGTGTTTGTAGGTCATTGTCGTCATGGCAGGTCTCCAGGCACAAAAAAGCCCGCTCCTCGACGAGGGCGGGCGGTGGTCTGATGGGTCGGGCAGATGGGCTAAGGCGTCGGTCCGAAGAGCTTCAGCTTGATGGCGATGCCGGCCATCAGGGCGAGCAGGACGCCGGTGGTGATCAGCCGCACGGCGGTCTGGACGGCCGTCTGTTTCGCGAGGCGGAAACCCGCGAGCAACGAGCGAAGATCGCGGATGTCCTCGGCCGCATCGTGGCCATCGAGACCGACCTCATGCAGGGCGCGCCGCGCGCCCGTCTCGGCCGCGCGCTCCAGCAGGGCTTCAAACTCAGCGGCCGGAAGCGCGATCAGCGCCCCGCTTTCTGGTTCCTTGTCCATGACGCAATCCGGGATTGATCAGAGGACCAGCGTGCCGGCCAGCGTGAACCCGATCCCGGCGAGCGTGGCGTCGGGCGTCGATGGCGCGACCACGCTGAGCACCTGACCGGGCTCCAGCACGGTTTCGCTGGCGGCGATGAAGGTGGCGCTCGTGGCGGCGGCGGCGAAGCGCATGGTGGCGCTGCTCACGCCGTCGACCCGGATGTCGAAATCCGCACTCGCGGTTGCGGCGGCTTCGGCGCTGGCATGGCTTCCGGCAAGATCGATCTTCAGCCGGGTGCGTCGCGCCAACGGCACCCGCGCTATCACCTCGTCCGCTGCCGGTTGCCCGGCCTTGTAGCCGCTGATGTCGGCCGGGGGATCGGCCGCATCCGCGGTCTCGACGACCTCGATGGCCAGCCACGTGCGCTCAAGGCCGCGCAGCTCCCCGGCCGTGCCGACATAGACCGCCAGCTCGAACCAGTCGCCCGCCGATACCGGAAGAACCGCGCTCGACAGGTTGCGCATCTGGTTGGAGTAGCCGCTGTCGCCGCGCACGATGAAGGACCCACCGCCCAGCACGCTGTTGCCGTTCTTGCGTACCTCGACCAGCTGGCTGGTCGGTGAGGTCTGCCACTCGATGTTGCCGACGATCCGGACCTTGGTGGCACCGGCCGGAATGGTCAGACGTGTGGGCTGGCCGGCATCCCAGAATGCGTCGCTGTCGTACTCGGCGCTTTGCCATGGCACGCCGACGTAGACGCCCGTCGTTGCGACGCTGAAATTGGTCGAGCGTCGCAGCAGCGCGCCCCGGAAGGGCAGCAGAGCGCGGTTGAAGATGCCGACACCGGTGGCGCCCCACGCAGCACCATCGAACTGGAGGACGTCGCCGTTGGCGGCGCCGGCGATGGAGACGTCGATGAGATCGCCCAATGCACCAGCGCCACCGCCGACCCCGTAGAGATCGCTGCCATTGCCCTGAACCAGCACCGTCGCGCCCGGAACGATGACGACCTCTGCGCCGGAACCTGCATATTTGGCGCGGACGTCCTGGCCGCCACTCGTCGCGTTTCGGATCGCCAGCCGCCGGTGATTGGCGGGCAGCGTCAGGGTCCGGGATGCCGTCAGCGTACCGGTGAGGATGATCAGGCCGTTCCGGTTGGCCTGGGTGCCAGTCAGCGTCAGGTTGGCGTCGGCCATCGCCAATGACAGTGCTTGGTTCATGGCGTTGTCGAGGGCATCGACCGCGTCGTTGATCGTGACCTCTTTCTGGTTCTGGGCGGCCGCGACATGGGTCACGGCCAGATTGGGGCTGGGCATCAGTTGATCTCCAAAGTGACGGTGCGCGGGAAGCCGCGGCCCGCGACGGCGCTGATCTGGAAGACGGCGACGGTCAGGGACGACGGAACCACACCGAAGTCGGCGAGGATGTCGGCATTGGCGTAAACGACGTTTGGGCTCGTCGCGGCGAGCGTCCGCTTCGCCGCGCCGCCCGGGGCGGAGAGGATGTCGACCTCGTAGGCCTCGGAGGTCTCGCCGAGCGGCACGAGGCCGGTGCCGTCCTTCAACTCGCCACCGATCCGGGTCCGCCGGGCCCAAGAGAGGCTGATGTTGGCCGGACTGCCGGTCAGAGCCGCCTGCACGTTCCAGGGCGCGTAGGGCTTGAGATCTCGGCCGGTATGGCTGGTGACCAATGTTTCCGCATCCTCGAAGATCGTGCCGAAGCCGACCGCCCTCCAAGACCGGGGGAGATCGAGATCGCCGAGCGAGGTGACCATGGTCTCGACATCGTCGGGGTCGAGGAGGACAAACAATTCGCCGGCCTCGTGCCCGTCCACGAAGACATCGGTGCCACGGCGGCCACGCAAAAGCCCGGACAGGGTGTAGGAGCCGTCCGGGTTCAGCGCCACGTCGCGGAACTGGATGATCTCGGGCTCGCCGTTGGCTTTGAGGACAAGGGCCGCGTTGGCGCCGCTGAGCATCGAGTCCTGTGTGACGCTCTCAAGCCGTTCGCCGCCGGTGGTCATGAACACCGTCAGGCTGTTCGTCTCATCGGTCGCGAACGGAGACGTCGGACTGCCGAGCGGGTTCGCCGTGGCGCCCCAAGCCACCTCGCTCAGGGATCGCCCGACCTGTGCCCAAGCCGTTCCGTCGGCGCTGCGGTAGAGAGATGCGCCGGGCCAGCCCGGGCCACCGAAGCCGCCCATGAGGTAATAGATCCTCGACCCCGACCCGCCGGTGTCATCGGTGTCGCGCAGCAGCGGAAGATCCGGCAGGATCAGCCGCGTGGCGGCCTGACTGCCGACGATTTGGACCGGTTTGCCGGAGCCGCCATCGGCAGCCACGTTGGAGACGTAGGTGGCGGCAGCCTCCGAAACCCCTTTCACGGCGAGCGAGAAATCGGCCCCGACGTCGAGACGGGTGATGCGGGTCCGGAAGGTCGAGCCCGAGGCAAAGACCACGTCCACGACATCGGTCGGGTCGAGGCGCAGCCAGTCGGCTGGCAGCTCTGCTTCGTAAGCGCTGCGTTCGATCCAGGCGCTGTAGAGCGTCTTGGCTGCGATCTGCTTGGCCGTCGTCGCATCAAGCGCAAGGGCCAGCTCCACGCTGGACTGGTTGCGCGAATGCATGGTCGGTAGCGGCAGGGAGGTGCGCTTTTCGCTCTGAGTGCCCTGCTGGTAGTCGGCTTGCGCGTCCATGTAGACGACGCTGACCCGTTCTGGCAGTTCGACCTCTTGCGTGCGGCGCTCACGCCAGCTCTCGCCCGTGCGCTCGTCTAGCGGCAGCAGAAGATCCGCATCGATGGTCGCGGCGGGCGGTCGTCCCCGCGTCCGGAACCGCAGGGCGTCGTCGCTCTCTGCCGCGTCGAAGAAATAGGCCTGCGCCAGCGGCTCGACGGCGCCTCGCACGGTGGTCTGCCGGCCGATGACATAGCCGGGAACCGTCGCCCCGAGATCGGCGACGTCTATGTCGGACAGACCAAGGCCGGCACGGGCGCAAAGGTCGGAGACGATGCCGGAGAGCGTCTCTCCACCACCGCCGCCGCGATTGAGGAAGAGCTTCGCCCAGCCCTGGCTGCCGCGGACCAGATGCGTGTCGGTGACGGCATCGTAGACCTGAGCGCCGCCTTCGCTCACCGCACCCGGCCAGATCTCATTGAGAACGAGAGCGCCCGTGGCGGTGTCCAGCTGGATGACGCGCGTGCCCCGCATCAGCGTCCAGCGCTGCCCGCGCAACCGGCTCTGACCGTAGTAAGGCCCTTCGTAGTTGATCTGGATCGGAACGACCGTCTTCCAGACGATGCCGGTGTCGCTGCGCCATTTCAGCGTATAGATCGCGCCGGGTGATCCCCCGTTCGAGATGCGCGCCTGAAAGATGACGCTGTCGTCGGTCGTATCGTAGGTGAGCCCGCCCGCGCTGCCGTAGAAGCCAGTGGCGCCGCTCTCTAGATCCGAGGCTGCGAAGGTGGCAACCTTCTCGAAGGTGACGCCGAGGGATTGACCGATGAGGCTGTCGTACCCTGCCAGTGCCGAGACCCGCAGGCGATAGAGGCCGAGGCTTCCATGGTTCGTGCTCGTCCCGCTGCCGAGGATCCAGCCATCCCCGAAGCCTTCTCCGACCGCACCACCAATGACGCCCCGAACGCGAGGCTCCGTGACGCTCTGCCCGGCGCCCCAGACATAGCCCATGGTGTCGGCGCGGATGAGTCCGACGTCGTCGAAGAGCGATCCGGTGAGAACGAAGTCGACGCGGCCAGAGGGGCCGTAGGCGGAGACCATCCCCATCCACGTGGTGGCGACGAACCGCAGGGTTGAATTGGTCAGGCCGTTGCTGGTGGAGCCGAAGCGGCCGACTTCCTTGATGGCATTCGGTTCGATGCGCAGGATCGGGCGTGAGTTGCTCGATCCGGTCACGACATAGAGGTGACCATCCTCGCCGGAGAACAGCGTGCTCGGGAAGTTGTTCGGCGCGACGCCCGTTATGTCCGTCATCCGCGCCTGGCGGTCTTCTTTCATGGTCCGCAGGCTGAAGCGGCGGATCCCGGCCTCGGCGGCGTTGACGTCGCTGTCCAGGAAGTAGCCGTATCCGCGCCGCCAATCGACGGCCAGGTCGTCGATCTGGTAGGTGCCGAAATATCCGCCTTCGCCCGTCGTGATGAAATCGAGCAGCTGGTAGGGCTGCTGCGCCGCCCGCTGGTAGGTGATCTCAGCCGTGATGTTGGGGATGCGATTGCCGAAATCCGCGAGCGCCAGATCTTCGAAGACGATGGTGGCAAGACCCCGATGGGCGGGCGCGCGGCCCGCGCCGACGTGCGTTTCGATCAGCGGATCGGCCAGCTGATCCTCCGTCCCCGAATGGAACCGGAACTTGAGGTCGGGTTTGGCGACGTCTGGGCTCGCGCCGGTCTTGTCGTAGATGAGTTTGCCGTCCGCCCAGATCCGAAGCACGTCCTCGGCCGGCCCTTCGCCGAAGCTGAGGGCGAAGGACGCGAAGTAGGAATACGTGACCGAGGTCTGGGTGGCTCCGCCGCCGCCCTTGCCGCCCGAGCGGGTCCGGGTGACGTTCTGCTGCTCGCGGATCCCGGACGACCAGATCATGTTTCCGGCCATGCGTAGGGTGCCGTAGCCGATGGCGATCGCTGCGCCATAGGCGGACGAGGAAACGGTCAGGTCGCCAAGGCGCGGTCCCTCGGTAGTGACGTTCTGCCCCTTGGCCGGGAACAAGAGGCTGCCGACCACCGAGCCGACGAGCCAGCCGGCCTGCCAGCCGACGCCGACCGCGGAGCCGAGCGCGGCCCCGCCCACTGCAACGAGAATGGCCATGGGAGGTCAGGATCCGGGAGAGCGAAAGCGAAATGCGAACTTGATCTTGGCCGGCCATTCGCCGGCATAGGATTCCTCGATCACCTGCCTGCGCGTGGCGTGCGCGTGCAGGAGATGCGGCCGTCCGAGCCGTTCCGTCAGAAAGCCGCAATGGCAGGGATAAGCCTGATCAGCGAAGACGAGGACGTCACCGGGCTTCGCTTGTGTGACGGCAATGCCGTCCATGTGCCCGCGAAAGTGCTCGACGAAGCCCTGTCCCTGCGCGCGGCGCCCATAGGCCGTGCTGTCGTGGTCGGCGAGTTCGAGCGCCCGCGCGACAAGGACCACGAGCCCCGCGCAATCAACACCGGCGCGGCTTCGCCCCTGGTGTCGCCAGGGAACACCCAGCCATGTTCGCGCTTCGGCGACAATCGCATCGGCCAGATCCCCGATCGCGGTGGCGGTCGCTGATGGTGGGCGGTCAGCGTGCATCGGGATAGCTCATCATGGCATCCTGGCCCGGCACGTAGGGTTCGCCGCGAAAGTTCAGGACGTTGGCGAAGCGGTCGATGCAGGTGTCGAGCCGCTTGTCGCAGCCGGGATGAACCCGGAAGGCGTCGCCGGATGAGATCGCGTATCCCATCGGCAGGAACAGCTCGATCCGCCCGCTGCCTTGGGTCCAGCCCTTGACCTCGGTGGAACGACCGGCATTGGCGCCGGTCTCCCAGGTCAGCACACCGCCAGCAAACCAGCCATCAACCGCTCGTGGTTCATCGAGCGTGGCATTGAAGACCGCCCGGTCAGTGACTGCCGTCACGATGCCCGACCGGCTCCAGGCGTCCTCGGCCTCGAAAACCGCGCCACCATCGGCGGTTTGCGCGCCGACATTGGTGTCGAAACTCGGTGGCTCGGACGCGGTCGTTCCGGCGGTCACGCACCGATAGACGCGGTTCTCGAAATCCGCGGAAGTCGGTACTGATGCCGTCGTGTCCGTGATCGTCGCCACGACGGCGTCGAAGGCCGCGTTCGACTGGCTGCCGGCCGCGAGCTGGTGGAGGAGCCGGAAGCGGAGAAATCTGGTTCCCACCGGCAGCTGGGCCATCGAGATGCCCCGCTGAACCCAGCTGTCTTCGGGCAGGATCACCTCGAAGCCCGTGTCGAGAAGGGTTGAGAGCAGGTTCGACGAGCCGTCCAGAGCTTCGACGACGACTCGCCCCAAGTCGTCCGGGAACGAATTCGCCCGGCTCACTGCTGCGTCCAGCCGGTAGGCGTCTCCGTCGATCTGCAGTGGATCCAGACCCGATGCGACTAGGTCGATGGATTGGGTCAGCTCCCCCGATGCCGAGCTTCCGCCTTCCAGGTAGAAGCTGCCAGCCGCGGGCGTCAGGCTGCCATTGCCGGCGTCATGCACGTCCCAAGCGCCGGACACCTTCGTCCATCCGGTGGGTGTGAAGCTGGAGCCGTCGCCGGCGCCATCCGCCTCGAAGCTGCCGTTGACGACCGGCAGCGGGAAACTGACCGGCGTGCCGGTCGTGCGCACGCGCACCACGTCACCGAGGATGTACGCCGTCGATCGGGCGATTTCTGGCGGATTGACCGGCACCTTGCAGCGATGATCTCCGAGATCGGCGCGGCATTCCGGGCTGTAGAGTTCGCCGATGCGTTGCTGCAGCGCTTGGGTCATGCCGCGCAGTTCGGTCCGGAAAATGCCTTGCTCGGTCAGCACAACCTCGCCGAACCAGCCGCGGCGCATCCGGAGAGCGCCCATGGCGGGGTTCGCCCAGTTGACCAGGAAGATCCGCACCTCGGCCTGATCGAAGAGACCCGCGCGCAGCTCTTCTTCGGTGATCGACGCGCTGTCGAAGACGCCCTCGACGTCGAGATTGTCGACGCTCAGGCTCGCATCGTTGGCGATGGCCGTGCGCGAATAGCCGGAACTCGCCTTGTAGACGTTGCCCTCGAACGGCAGATCCCGGTCGTGATCGGTGAAGAAGAACTCCTTGCCGTCGATGCGCGAGATGCGCCAGCAGGTGGCGAGCGTCGTCACCGGTCCGGCGAGGTGCGCCGCGAGGGCCGCCGAGGTCGATTTCATGGTCTGATCTCCAGTACCGGGATCTGGCCCCAACTGCCGAGCTGATAGGTTTCGATCGTGAGGTCCATCTGATCGCTGTCGAAGCGGACGGGCACGTCGAACTCGAAGTCCGCCGTCACTTGGACGCCGGATGCGGGGGCGACGGTGAAGGTCACGAGCCCGGTCGCCGTGTTGACGCTCCAGCCAGAGACCGCCTCGGCGCCGTTGCGGTAGATCTTCACCGTTCCGGGAACGGGCTTGGTGATGACCCGGGTCTCGACCTCGCCGCCGCTTGCGTAGGTCTTCACGAGCTGAAACGTCTTGCTCGCGCCGTCGCCTTGCCCGATCAGCTGGGCCAGCGCCTGGTAGTCGGTCCAGTCCTTGAAGCGGAAGCCGTAGGCTCGCCCGCGTCGCGCGCGAAAGAAGGCGATGAGGGCGGCCACCTGATCGCGTTTCTTCAGGCCGTGCGCCACGTTCCATTTGCCCCGTGCGGCGGCCCAGTTCGCGTTGCGCCGCTCGTGTCCCGAAACCGTCGTCACCACGGTGGTCGAGTAGCCGGGACCGCCAGACGCCCCGTAGGAGATGTCCGGCGGGAACTGAACTTCGTGAAAGCCGCTCATCTGTCGATCCGTCAGAGATTACGCCGCGCCCGCTCCATGGCGCGCGCGGCGTCGGCGGCGATCTGCCCTTGGGCGTAGCGAAAGCTGCCAGCGTCAGGGGTGGAGATGTTCATCACCACATTGACCGGTGGACGGGTTTCGCGTGCGGCGCCGATGGCGGCGAGCTGAGCCCGTGACAACACCATCTCGCCGCGCTGCAGGATCGCGGGCACCTCGTCCGCACGAAGCCCCGCGACGCCGCCGTCGTGGAAGCGCGGCGCGCCCGCAAAGGCAAGTGCCGGGACGAGCCGCTGCTGGGCGGGACCCCCGGCGATGCCGCCTTGATGGAAGATGCCGGCGAACAGCCCGCCACTGCCCCCGAACAAGCCGCCGAGCAGTCCGCCGCCGCCTCCGCCGAGTGCATTGGCTAGAGGTCCGAGGATCGCGGAACGAACCGCGATGCGGGTGATATCGGCGAGGATGCTGTCAGCGAGCGCCTTGAAGTCGATCTTGCCGCCGGTCACGAAGCTGGCGATGGCGTCCTCGGCGCTGCGAAAGGCGCTGGAGAGAGCACTTCCGAGCCCCTTGCCCCAGTCCATCGCCTCGCTGGCATAGCGCGACAGCTCCTCGCGAACCGCGGCCCAGCCAGTCGCCGCCTGTGTGGCCGCCGAAGCCGCTGCCTCCCCGGCGGCCCGGCTTGCTTCTGCGGCGCGTGCGGCGGAACCGGCCGAGCCTTCGCCATCTCCTGCGGCATTGCCTCCGGCGCCGCCGATGGCTGCGAAGGCTTCATCGAGACGCTCCGTCGCGCCGGCTGCATTGTCGATCTCGGTGTTCGCGCCAGCCATGGCCTCCCGGAGCGCCGCGATGGACGCGAGGGGCGCGCCTGCCAGCTCTCCCAGCGCCGTCGCCGTCTCTCGCGCACTGTCAGCGGCAGCGCGAGCATCCTCGGCGAAAGCCGAGAGCCCGAAATCCGGCCTCGCGAAGGTATCGGTCTCGAACGCAGCGGCGAAGGCATCGCGCGCTGCATTGCCAGCCCGGCTTGCCGCGCCGGCAAACTCATTCTCGATCCGGCCGAGATCGACGTCCGGCACCAGCTCGATCGCCCGCTTGATGCCGATCGCCGCCAGACCCGCATTGACACCCTCGAGGAGCGAATTGATGCCGTCGACCGCGCCGTTCAGCATCGACTCCAGCCCGGCGATCAGCGCGTTCGCCGCCTGGATCGTCAGATCGCCGATGGCCCGAGGCAGGTTGCTCCAGATGACGACCATCGCATCGAAAGTGCCCTGAAACGTTCCGATGGTGCGATTGCCGAAGGTGACGACGGCCTCGAGCGACGCCTGCAGCGCGTCGGCGATGCTCGCTTGAATGCCGCTCCAGGCGGCGTCGATGCGCGCTTTCAGGACGCCGGCCAGCAATCCGATCCTGTCCCAGACCTCGGCTGCCACGTCGCCAAGAAGGCCGAGCGCGGCGCCGAAGCCGCCGGTCGCCTGCACCAGCCGACCGAACTGGTAGATCAGCTCACCCGCCGCCACGATGAGCGCGCCGATGCCGGTTCGGATCAATGCGCCGCGCAGGAAGACCAGCGCGGTGGCAAGACCGCGAACCGAGGCGGCGGCCACAACCATGCCGGCGACCCATCGTCCGGCGATGAAGGCGGCGAAGGCAGCAGCGATCGAGGCGAGCCGACCGATGTTGTCGAACAGGAGCCTAATGCCCTGACCAAGCGGACCAGTCGAGCGCGAGATTGCCGCCAGGGCGTCGGCGACGGCTTCGAGGGCCGGGGCGGCAGCAACGGCGAGTTGGTTCGACAGCCCGCGCCAGATCAGACCAAGGCGAGAGATCGCATCGTTCGTCCGCTCGATCTGATCGGCGTCCTGCTCGGACACGACCACGCCGAAATCGCGAACGTCCTGCGTCGCCTGCCGGAGGGTCGTCGTGTCGATCCGGGAGATGGCGATGCTGCCTTCCTCGCCGAACAGCTGACCGGCCACCGCCGCGCGCTCAGCTGCAGGCACGAAGTCTTCGATCGCCTGATTGATACGACCGACACGCTCATCTAGCGGCAGGGCAAGCAAGGCCGAGGCCGAGAGCCCGAGCCGTTCGAGCGCCGCGACGGCAGGACCGGTCCCGGCGGCCGCCTGGCTGAGGCGGCGGGTGAGGTCCTTGGTCGCCTGTTCGATGCCGGACATCGAGACGCCGGCCAGTTCGCCGGCGCGTTCCAGAACCTGAATGCTCTCGACTGTGGTCCCGAGCGACTGGGCGAGCTTGGCCTGTGCGTCCACGACCTGAAGGCCGGAGCGGATCATTGCCGCAGCGCCCGCGGCGAAGGCGGTCGCCGCGGCGGCGGCTGCGATCTGCGCGCGCCGATAAAAGGCCGCGACACGGCTGTTCGCGGCGTCCATCTCCCGCGATAGCCGACGGAAGCCTTGCTCGCCCGCATCGCCGATGCCCTGCAGCTCGGCCCTGACTTCACGCCCCCCGACCACGGCGAGGCGAACGGAGACGCGTTTCTCAGCCATCTTGATCAGTCCTGATTTGCGCGTTCAGTCCGCGCACCATCATGCCCTCCACCTCGGGAAGCAGTTCTGCGCAGACGAGGGTGTCCACTCCAAGCGCCTGCGCACAGGCGAGAGCGGCCGTCATGTCGAGGCCGAGGATCGCACCGGGGACGGCGCGCAGCTGCCCTGTGAGCTTTTTGGCGAGATCCCAGACCTGCCAGCCTTCGACCGTCTGCGGACGGTTCAGGACGGCAGGACATTCGCCGCAAATGCCGCGGCAGGACCGGCAATACTGGTCGCCCCCGCTGAAGTGCCATTCGGCGAGGGCGCGGAGCCGTTTTTTTCCGCTTCCAGCAACAGGCCCTTCGACACGTAGCGGAGCTGGAAGGCCTCGAAGATCGGCAGGATGTCCAGCAGCGCGTCGATGCCTTCCGGTGTGACGGGCACAGGATTGCCTTCTGCGTCGCCCACCCCCTCCCATTCCAGCACGACCAGCCGTGCCAGGGCCTTGGCCATGGTGACCGCGATGGTCTCGTTCGACGCGCCTTCGGGCAAGGCAGCTACCGCCGGATCACTGCGGGCGGCGGCCATGAGCGAGGTGGTCAGGGGAGCGACGCGCACGCGCACGTCATGTCCGAGGTCGAGCCAGATCGGCTCGCGCGACAGGTTCAGGCGGATCATGGGAATGGCCTCAGGTGTAGCTTGTGACGTCGTTCAGGAGGTGAGCGCGCAGCATCGTGCCTTCGCTGTCATCGTAAGCGGCGCGCCAGTCGAAGCTCGCCTCGACCCCGCCGGGGCCGGAGACGGCGTATTTGGGCTTGGGCAGGAAGACGCGCGGCAGCTCGAAGCGCAGCGCGTAGCCTTCCGGGAAGGTGAACCCGTATTCGAGCGCCACGGGATCGCCATTGGCGGCCTCGGCCACGAGCGTTGCACCATCGAAGCGTACCGACATCGATCCTTCCGCTGAGGCGAACGTGGGATCGGCCGCCTCGATCTTGCCGTCCTCGCGGATGACTCGGACGCGTTCGAGATTGTTGGAGAAGGTCAGACTGCCGCCCGTGACGCCCGCGAGCGCCGCACCGCCGCGTCGGATGAAGCCGCGCCCCTGGCTGAAGCGGCGGAGCGCGTAGGCCGTCGGATTGGCGTCGACCGTCGCCGAGAACCGTTCCTCGCCTTGGGCCACGAGCTGGAGACGGGCATTTGCCGGTCCCTCCTGACCCATCTCGAAGTTCAGGCTCTCCATCACCGTGCCGAGGTGACGGAAGAACACCGGCGTCGTGAGCTTCGGATGGCCGACCTCGATCGTGTAGCTCGGGATGTCGTCGGCGCCGCTCTCCCAGACATGGGCGTAGCCGCCGCCGGTCAGTGTCCCCGCCGAAGCTGCCGCGGCAGAGGCAGAGATCGTGAAGGCGTTCCCGGTCGGCCCGACGACATCGAATGCGATGACGAGGGTCTGCGTGCTCGTCGGCCGGGAATACGTGCATTTGGCGATTTCGGGATCGCCCGATGCGTTGAGGTCGCTGACCAGCTGATCGACGGTCTGCGTGACCGTTCCCTGGATCTGCGTCTCCTCTGCGCCGGCAGTACCGGAGACGAACGTCCAGACCGTATCGTTCAAGGTGATCGTGTCGCCCGCCGTGGGATTGACGGCGAAGACGATCGAGCCGCTGGCGTTCGTGGGCGTAGTCACCGGGTCTCCGAACAGGCCCGTCAGCCAGAAGCCCGTTCCACGCAGGTCGAGCGGGATGTCCAACTGGCCCTCGTCGGTGATGAGGCCGCGATAAGGATCCTGCGCATTGCGCCCGCGTCCCAGCAGCGGGTCGTCCCCGAGCGGCTGGGCCGAGGAGAGATCGGTCGATTTGAAATCGAGGCTCTGATAGCCGGTGAGCGGCGCGACCCCGTAGCTTGCCTCCCGGCACGCCTTGAGGGTGGCGTCCGCGCCATATGCGCGCGCCTTGGGCATGGATGACTCCCGTCTTGTCCGTGATTGGGTCGTGGTTGGGTCAGGCGGTGAGTGGATCGCTCACCAGGTATTCGATCGTGACGATGATCCGCGCGGTCAGCATCGGCGGCGCTCCTTCGAGAGCGAGCGCGCCTGTCTCCGGGGCTGACGGCGTCAGGTTCTCCGCAAAGCCGCCGAGCGTCTCATCGACACGCAGGGCGGCCCCGATTGCACCCAGCAGCTGATCGAGCGCCGCTTCGCCGCCGCCGCTTGGGTCTCGCGGCACATAGACTTCGAGCTCGACCCGGTGCGCATAGAATTCGGTGCGGGGATTGAGGGTGATGTCGGGTTCGCCGGGCTCGCCATCGCGCAGGATGACGAGACCGACGGCGGGCACCTTCTCGGGCAGCACCTCGTTGCGCCGCACCGGCGCCGCCAACTGCCCCGCGAGAACAACCGAAAGCGCGGCGAGG